AAATCAGATGGTAAATCTTTGGGAGAATCAAAACATCTATACAAATCTGTTGTTGGTTCTGGTAGCACTATCACTTGTGATACTCCAGATTATGTGGATAAAAATACAAAAATTGGTCCAGGGTTTAGTTACACCGCAGTTACTGAAGCATTGGGGTTTGGAGGTTTAGATTGTGGAAAAACTATGGGAATGTCTGCCTATGGTAAAGATAATAAATCTATACCAAAGTTACTCTCTATCGATAGTTCCGGTAACGATACATTTAAATTAAACGAACCTATTGTTTTAGGTAATCATTTTGAAGATTCTAAGTACCTTAAATTAAATGATTTAGGTTCTTGTGGTGCTGAATTAAGGCGGACCAAATTTACCAATAAAGAAGATCTGGCGTATAGGATTCAACTTGACTATGAAGAATATCTAATTGAAACTTGTAAAAAAGCTTTAAAACTTTCTAAGTATAAGAATTTAGTTTTAACTGGTGGGTGTGCATTAAACTGTGTTGCTAACTATAAACTTCTTAAAAGTTTGCCAGAGGACGTTACCTTATATGCTGATCCTACATGTGATGATTCATCAGTAAGCATAGGTGGTGTATATCACGTTCACCATCTAGTTGATCCGCAAAAAGATTTTACTTTGAAAAACTTGTACAAGGGTAGACAAATGACTTATAATTTTGAGTATGAGGATCAATATCAAGTAACTCCAAAAGATATTGCAGAGTTACTTGATATGGGAAAAGTTATTGCTATTGCTCAAGGAAGAAGTGAAATTGGACCAAGAGCATTAGGCAATAGATCTATTCTATTTGATCCTAGAGTAAAAGATGGTAAAGATATTATCAATAGAATCAAAAAACGTGAGAAGTTTAGACCATTTGCGGGAACTGTTCTTCAAGAATACGCTAAAGAATGGTTTGATATGGATAGATTGGACGAAAGTCCATTTATGATGTATGCTGTGGATGTTCTACCAGAAAAAATAGAACAAATTCCATCTATTGTTCATGTTGATGGGACCTGTAGAGTTCAAACCGTTACAGAAGAACAGAATAAGAATTATTATGATGTTATATCAGAGTTTCACAAAATCACAGGAGTTCCAATTTTGTTCAATACCTCATTTAACCTTGCAGGTGACACAATGGTTGATACAATAGAGGACGCACTATATACCTTACATAATAGTGAGATTGAGTATCTTTATCTTCCCGAAATATCAACTCTAGTTCGGGTGGCAAACGATTAAGAGATATTACTAATGTTTTAGATCACACACATTAAATCTAAAATAGTGATATAATTTACTTCAATCAAAAATTCCTCCTATGATTAGTTTAGATGAGCGTTATCATGACTATCTTCACACCGAAAAGCGTTTTAATATAGATGGTGTTAATGAGCGTGTACTAGGATATGGATGGAGTAGTGAAGGAAATGAAATCGTTGGACACTATGTTAATACAGAAAACTATAAACTGTATTATGATATGAACTGCCATTTTGTGAAGAAAGAGATCTTGAAAAGTGTTAAATAGCGTTGAAGGACTCAAGTATGACAATGAAACACGACTTGGACCACGAAGTGTATATCCATCCTGAAGATGGTAAAGAGCATGTCAATCACGGTATGCTAGAATATACCAAGAAAGACCTTGAAATGGAAGGTTTTATGGATACACACGAAGGAGAACCTGATGATGGATGGAAGCAGCGTCACAGTGACAAGGTTCTAGAAAAATACTGCGACAATCACCCCGATGCTTTTGAATGTAGAGTTTACGATGATTAAAAAATTTAGAGAACTAGTTAATAAAGTTGTTTCACCAAAACAAGATATTGCTGTAAATGAAGTTAAATGTGAAATGGATGAAGAGTCCATTCCTTGTGATATGCTTCAAGAAAACTTTTACAGTCCAGAAGCAAATGGTACTTGGGGATATACTGGTGTTCCCGCTCCTGTTTATCTAAAAGATGACGAATGGTTTGGTCCTGCACCAGTTCGTTCGCAAAAACAACTAGATTATATGGAAGAAGAAGTTCTGATTAAGCAACAGCAAGCACAAGAAACCCATGAATATAATGGTGAACCTTGTAGTATTCACCAGCTGATGTACGAGATGGCAACCAGTAATTGGAACACTGTAGATGAAACAAGAGAATCTATTGGAGGATCTGAAAATCTACAAACTGGTCCTGGAGAATGGAAATCTGGCACAGGATTGAATCAGTTTCGTGGTCATTGATACTTAAAAAGCGTAACTTATTGAAATAAATAGTATCATATATTTACTTTGGTATAATAGATGTACCGTACAATAGAAGAACATATTAAAGATAATCTAGCAAGGTTGGAAGATCCCTCAATGTCTCCTCAAGCGAGGAGACACTTGACAGAAGAGCTCAATCATCTTATGATGTATCATGAAAACCACCCAGAGGATCATCACAACCCTACTGACTTTGAAATGTTCTGTGATGAAGAACCCTGGGCACCTGAGTGTAAATTACACGACAACTGAATGAAACTTCCTTCGTCATTTACTCATCAACCTCCTGAAAATTTTAGTTATGAGGTTACTGATTTCAAGCGCAATTATCTTGCTATTTGGATTATCAACCACTATTCATTTTCTTACAATGGTGGTAATTCTGCAAAAACAATTTGGGGATTCTATAACACAAAAACAAAACAGTATCACACTCCAATCAATTCAAAGAAATGTGGAAAAGTAGTTGAGTTTAGTGATACTAGAAATTATACAGCAATGCCACTAAATCTTAATCCGTTGCAGGCGGCATTTGTGTGACAGTTCGATAAGTGGCATACGGGAGGTTTCGGACCTCCCTTTTTCGTGTATATTAAGGAAGTGGAGGGGAGACCCACCACAAACACAAGAGAGGTAAATCAAAATGTGTTCCCTTACGCGGAACCGCCTCTCACACACAAACTGGGCACGTTAGCGTTGCATCGGTAAGTCCCAGTATTTTTTTCTTTCTTCATTCATCATGGGAACACGTTCACGCATCGGTATTCAACTCAAAGATGATTCCATTCTTTCTGTTTATTGCCATTATGATGGTTATCCTTCTTTCAATGGTAAAGTTCTCCGCGAGTTCTACGATACGAAGGAGAAAGCATCGGAACTGATTAACGGTGGTGATATGTCCTGCACCTGGACAAATGTGGGTTGGAAGAATGAAACTCTTCCCGAATCTGGTGCCCTTCACTATACTTCCCGTGGTGAATCTATTGAAGATAATGCACCACGCCTGGATAAAGATATAGAAGAATTCTTTTCTATGGGTGAAGAATACTCTTATATCTTCCGCAATGGTCAATGGTTTGCATATGATATGCACGAATTTGATCCCATGGCAGCACCTGAACCCGTGGAAATCCCTGCTGGTTCTATTCACAATAACTGAGGAAATTATGTTAGAATTTGATGACATTGAACTTTTGCAACTTCAATTTTGCATGAGTCAAACCAAAAGTATGATGTCTCACCCAAGTGAGCATATGCGTCACGCATCTATCACTAAAAAAGTGGAAGATGAGATGAATCGACGTAGGGAAGATAAGGGAACTTACACGCCAGAATACGTTAGGTTACAGTTGGAAGATCAACTGCGAAAACTCCGCCGTGAGATGGGCGACTGAATAACTGGCACAGGGGGCGCTGAAATGCCCCCAGATGCCTCTATAATACGTTCATACGATTCAAACCAATGGGAACCACCTTCGCCGATTACGTCGCCACTCAGGATGCTCGCAACACCATTCAACTGAATGTCCGTAAGTGGACTCTGATGCTGTGTGATGCTCTCAAGCAAAACTACATTGATCACAGCATCAAAATACACAATCGTAGCATTGCTATTGATGGTGATCCTATCAATTATCATCAAGGTCGGATTGATGCACTGAAGAATGGTGAGTGTGATTATGACTTTATCGTTGAGTCTGGTCGTAAGTATCACAAAATTGTGATGGTTAATAATCAACGTTCAGTTCATGCTTTCGTAGATAAGAAGACTGGCGAAGTTTACAAGGCAGCATCTTGGCGTGGTCCTGCTAAAGATGTGCGCTTTGATCTGCGATTGATCAAGGATCGTGAGTGGTTGCTTGAGAAAGCTGATTGGGCAGGATCTTATCTCTACAAAAAATGAGGGTTAAATTATGAAATTTTCAAAGCGACAACTAAAGAAAGCAGCAATGTATTCTCTCATTGCTGCTTTGATTGTCCCCTTTTTATCAGGAATTGCTTACTTAGTAGCAATGTCACCCCCACCTATTGCATTTGGTGCTATACTGGGATTGATCTCTTTTCCTTTCCTTACTTACTATTTTCGATAGTAAATTGTAACTGGTATGAATCTATCATCTGAAGAACTTAAGTATCTAAATTATGTTTTATCTTGTACCAGTTCTTATACTATTGCTAGAGGTGAGCAAATCCTTTTTACAACAGTAACTCACAAGAAAATAGAACAGAAAATTAAAGACAAAATCAATTTACTTCATTCTTGATTGCCA